GCAATAGCCAACTTACTGAAATCACCATAAATCATAGCAGATAGGTTAGTTCCAGTACCTTTAGAAAGGTTAGAAGGTACGTTAGTAGTAACCGCCATTGGGTAACCGTTTAACTCACCAGCACCTGACTGAAGAATAAAGTTACCTTCAACACCACTTGATTGACGAGCAGTTGTCTGAAGAGCAGCCTTAACTAATGGGTTAGTTAGGTAAGCTTGACCATTACCATTAGCAGCCTCAACTTCTTTCATAAGGTTAACAACAGTCTGCCAAGTGATAACACCACCGTTAGTTCCGATAGATACTACATTAACATCAGCGTTACCAATAATACCGGTAGGCTCGTTAGTTCCACCACCTTTGATAGCAGCTTTTTCTAATTCTTGAGCCATTGCATTAGCCAAGTAATTTCTAACGTAAGCATCAATGCTGTTAGATGACTGACGCAACAACTGGTTAGAAACTTGGATGTAAGCAGCCAATCTCTTTGGAGAAAAGCTAACTTTACCAAATGCTGGACTCTTTTCAGTAGCAGTACCGTTCTCTGTATTCCATCCAGCAGCTGGTTGAGTAGATGCTTTTGGAAGATCAAGATTTCCAGTCATGTTGTCAAAACGAGTTACACCTAATCCACCTAAAACTGTGTTTGGCAATAATACGTCGATAATTCCTCCAACTTCAGTTGCGATGTTAACACCACCTTCAGAACCAGCAGTTCCACCAGTAGCAGTCATGTCACGCTTGAAAGCATCAGAAGGGATTAACAAACTGTGTGCAGCAACACTTACTCCAGCACGTTGGAACTCATTAGCAGCTTCTTTGTGCATTTCGTACTCAACACCATCTCTACGACCAGTAGTTGCTTGTTCGATAGCACGTTTAAAAGAATACTTTGCTACAAGTTCTTCTCTTTCAGTTTTGTCGCTTTTAGAAGCAGAACCATAAACTGGTGCAGATGCTACTTTTTCAGCAGCACGTTTCTGCAATTTTTCTAAAACTTCAGTTTCAGAACTGATTTCGTCTAAACGCGCATCAATCTCGCTGAAACGCGTCTTTTCTGTGTCAGACATAGAACGCTGCTCTGCGTTAATTGATGCCTGAAGAGAGTTTAATTCTTCGATTAAACGCCCTTTTTCCTCATTTAGAGCTTTAATTTTCATTTGTACTTTAATTTTATTATATCGATTAAATCCGATTCATTGGTTTTTTTAGGCTTTGTTTCAAGAATACTTCTTGCCTCTGCCATTGTATCTTTGTAAGCCGGGTAAGTTACTGGTGATACATCAAGTAATTCACCCAATCTTTTTATAACATGAGTTGAATTTTCACCGTATTTATCACTTCTTTCCCATGCATAATCAGTTACAGTAAATGCAAAAGAAGATTGTGTAACATCTCCTCGCATGATGCTTCTTGCAACTTGCATATGTAACGGATTGTCATAGTCGGGTATCCATGAATACTCAAGGTTTCCGTCATCGTTAACCCATACTTTTGCTGTGTTTGCGTTGGTTCTTCCCAAGATGGCATCTGCGTCGTGGTTGAATAATACTCGTACATCATCATTTAATACATTATCAAACGCACCTCTTTCAATACGTTCTTCAAAAAAACGTAAATCAGTAGTGCTATCTACAACTGCTGCAATACCGCCAAATTCACTTGGCATAGCATCACCTTCGGCAGCGCGATATTTAACTTCTCCTATTGCTCTTTTAATTATGTCCATTTGGATTGTTTGTTATATTTTTACTTAATAGATTTTGAATTTTAGCCTCTATATAATCAGCAAATTGCTCTTGAGGAACTAAATTACCTTCCGCATAATACCTTTCACCTCCTTCAAAACCATTTGCATCTTCAAATGCACGAGCTTCATTAGGAGAGAGCCATCCACCTCTGATACCTTTATTATAGAAATCAGCGCGATCATTGGCAGATGCCCTCAACAAGCTGTTAAAATTAAATTTAAAGTAGTAATATGGCTTGTCAATTTCTTGCAATAACTTACGATGTAATTCTTGCTCTATATTCTTACAATAAGCCATCAACGTTCTAGCATAAAAATCTTGATATTCTTGCTCTACAGAACTTTTAATCCCCTCTTTAGCACCAATCATTGATGCCGGTACACCAAAAATTCTTGCTATTTCTTCTGCATCAAAACGACGCGATTCTAAATATTGTGCCTCTTGAGGCGATAAACTTAATTTTTCCATTTCAACTCCTGAAGGCAATACAGTACTTCTTCTATTACCATCAATTACATCATCCAATGATTGACGTAAAGGCTTTGCTTGTGCCTCATCTATTTTACCAGCAGATTTCAATAAAAACTTCAATGTACCATTCTTATACACCGCTGCGCTGCTCTTTATTGCTGCCAAATCTATCCCTAATGTTTCTGCGTGAATTGTTATTGGTGATTTACCAACTAATACGTTTTCCATAGATATCCCTTTAAAATGTAACATATCTACTGCCGGAACAATACTTGGGAATCCTTCTTGTTGAACTCTATAAAAAAGCTCACCATCTACCATATAAGGCGTGACATTATGCGACTGTATAGGATGTAACGCGGTAGGAATAAAACGCGAATCACGATTGATAAAAGCATAAGCATTACCTTGTAATACGAGCTGCGAAACCATCCATTTTGTGAAATCATAGCGCGTTTGATACGAGTTCGGCTCGTTAATAACCGCATTAGAATAATGCGCATATATTTGTTTACGATTGTTTTCATCTTCATAATACAATTTTAATCCAAGACCTGAAATACCATCTGATATTACTCTTACACAAGCATGAACTGACGCTATACTTAATGCACTATCAGCATTTACGCTTTGACCTGAAGTTGTTTGATTGCCAAATAATGAAGATAAAGACTTTATCAACCAATCACTTGGCGCACTTATACTTGACCTCTTATTACTTTTAAATATATTTGATAGAATACCCATCATTGCAATATTAAATACAATATTTTTATGGCGTGTTACATTTTACCCATCGGCTAACGGTTGCTCTAAATACAGCATAACTTGAATATTTGTTATATCCGTATTTCTTTTTAAATAATTCCTCCACATACCAGTAAGCATCTTCATACTTTTGGTGATAGGGCAAAGAATTATAATATGCCCTAATGAAATCGTCATGTGTAAATAAAGGTAGTCCACTCATATTGATAAAAACCAAAAATCTTCCTCTTGGTTATTTGATTCTTGCAGATATGTACCCAATGCCATAATTATACTTACCACACCATCAACCTTATCACCACTTTTAGCCTTATCAACCTTAACATTATCTGATGGATCACGCTTCAACATCACATTTCCCATCATCCACCTAGTAACTGGATTGCCATTATGACTAATTTGTAACTTATTTACTCTTCTTTCTAAATCTTTCGTTGGTGCAGACATACTGGCAAAACCTTGTCCAAATGGATACATAGTAAATTCATCATTTACCAGGTCATTTACTATTTGAGTTGCATTCCATCTGTCGTATGCTATCTCTTTAATTTCGTATTTTTCCTTTAATTCATTCAATTTTGCCCTAATAAACGCATAATCTGTCACATTTCCTTCAGTTACGTCAATTAAACCCTCTCTAGCCCATCCACGAATAGCATCACCTTGTTGATCATTTCTACGCTTTGCATTCTCCTCCGGTAGCCAATACCATGTGCGAATTGCCCCATTATCCGGGAAATACAACGAAAATGCACAAAAATCACCAGTCGTAGCCAAATCTAGCCCTCCATAAGCAACTCCAGTAGGCTCAACATTAGTAGCGCAGCGCATCCACTTTTCATCAGAAATCCAAACATTTGCAGTATCAGTCCAAACATTTAATAATTTAGTCTTAAACTCTACCTCTTTATGCGATAACTCCAATGCCTCTTGCAACCCTTCTTCTAACTGTCTTGGATTAACCGATACATTCCAGTTTGGATTTGCTTTTATCCAGTTCTTTTTATCCTTCCAATCATCTTCAGGATTTAATGTATATATAACACTAAACAATGCATCATCATTTATACCGCCTTCTAACATTTTAGTGCAGTATTGTCGATGCCTATAACAAGCAGATTCTCTATTAAACCCGGCAGTAGTAATAACAAATAATAATGGCTGCTTTCTTGCACCCATACTATTACGAATTACATTATACAACTCATCATTTGGATGTGCATGGTACTCATCAATTACTGCCATATGCGTATTCAATCCATCTTGCTTACCGGGATTCCACTCTAATGGTCGGTATACCGACTCATCATAATTAATCCTACGATTGTTTACAGAATTATACACATTTACTGCATCAGAAATCCATTCAGTTTTTTTACATACACGCGCACCCTCGCTAAATACCATCATTGCCTGATCTAACTTGGTAGCCGCAGAATATACTTGTGCAGTTTCTTCACCATCTGCTAATAACCCATATAACATAATCGCATTACTAAATGTTGATTTACCATTTTTACGAGGTACTTCAACATATGCCCTTGTAAAACGACGTAACCCATCAGATTTAACAAATCCAAATAAATTAGCAATTATAAAATGCTGCCATTCTTCTAACTTAAAATTATTACCAGCATAACTACCAACAGTATGTGGTAACTCTTCTATAAATGTAACCGCATGTTGATATAAATCATCATCAAATGAAATATCATTGCGCTGCAAATCATTTAAAAATCTTTCTGCTGCCTTAAAAATCCACTTGCAGCTTTCTATTTCTTGATTTACAATTTTGTTTGCATAACCAACGGCAATATTATCCGGTTTTCTTTTTACCACTCTTTAGTAATTCCAATTTTGTAACTTTTGCAACTGGAGCTTCCATTTTAGATAATTCCGATATGCCAAGTATACGAGTAATATTTTGCATATTCTTTAACGCATTGTTTCTAATAGTCACCCAAGCACTAGGTGTTTCAACCTTTACGCCTTGAGTTATAACTTTCCTTTTAGTAACGTGTACTGTAGCTTCTTCATATAATGCGGTTTCTACCGCCAATGCCTCCAATAATTTTCTATCGGCAGCACTTTTTATCTGTGGCAATGTTGCCAAAAGGTCTTGTAGAATTTCTACCTCCCTATTAGTCATTTTTTCTTTCATAACCAAACAAAATTAATACATTTTTTTTTAAAACTGATTTTTTCTTGGGTGTGAAGAAGACTCCAACAGCGGTTTGGAAGCTCAAAATTCAATGATTTTACACCCGGTACCAGGTCAATACATCCGTTTTCAATGACAGACAGCTGTTTTCAACGCTACATTTTCGGGGATATTTTACTTTCCTTTGCACTTTTTGAATTGTGGCAATACTTACATAAGGCTTGGTAATTACGCGTATCCCAAAAATTACCGCCCAATCTTACTGGCTTAATGTGATCTAAAACTGTTGCTTCATTACGCTTACAATTATTGCATATAGGATTATCACGCAAAAAAACAGCCCTAATTTTACGCCAGGCTGTCGTATTGTATCTTTTGTCAATTGTTTGCGGCTTGAATTTAAATGGTTTATCCTTAATCTTTTTTAATGGTTTGAATGGCATACGACAAAATTAGGCAAAAAAAAAGGACGGTATAAACCGTCCCTATAAACAAATAAAACAAATAATATCTATTCTAATTTAATAACCCAATGCGATGAGCTTTTTGTATCTTCATTATAATAATAACATTTAAAATATGTTTTTAAATCACCGTCCCAGAAATCATTTGATAAATCTATCTTACCATAAAGCAACTCGATACGTTTAATAAATTCGGGGTGAAGATCTTTAAACTTTTTTATTACTATTTCTTTTAACTGTGGGTGTCTCATTGTATTAAATATGAATTACAAATCCTGACTTATCATTTATTGCCTTGCCTTTTGCCTTTAAACCTATAATAGTTCCAGGCTTTAAATTGATCATAAGATCATCGGATGCATCACCGTCGACCACATTGTAACCGTTCCATGTTTTAGGCAATTTATTAAATACGACAGCAACTAAACCTCCATTATTTAAGATATCTAAACTATTTTGTAAACTGTCTTTTTTCTCACTATATGAATAAGTAACGACGTATTTATGTCCTGAGGGCAAAACACGTGTACCCGCTTTTTTAGGATTTTTAGTATAATCATAGAAAATTACGTTATTTTCAATATGTCTCATTTGTGCAATGATTAATGTTTCAACTATAGGTTGGTCTGAAGTTCCATTTAAACGTATTGCAACATTTTTACCTTTGCGCTTGTAATATTTTGCAAAACTATTTATTTCTTTTTGTATTTTGTCGTAAAAAGCAAATTTATTCAATACATAAAATTTTGTACGTTCTATTCGTGCATTTTGTACGTTTTTAAATACACCACGTCCAGCCAAATTGAGGCAACTCATACGGCACCCTTCGGATGCAAAAGGGCAAATTTCCTTACCTTCAATCTTAGAGGGGTGAAGGTACAAAATTTTTGTAGGCAATTCGTTCTTAACTGTTTTAGCATTGGTATTGCCTGCTGATAATAATTTTTTATTGTATTCCATAATCTTATTTTTTTATATAATAAAAGTTTTGAGTTGTTAAAAAATATGCCCAATCATTTAAAGTATTGTATTCATTTTCTTGAAATTCATTTTTTGAAAATTGGCAAGTTCTGTATTTACTACCATCTAACATATAAATAGTAAAATGTCTTTTTGCCTGGTTTGAAGTTACTTTTTTAATTCTCATTTCTTTAATTTTCTTAATTGTAATACTGCAATAACTGCCAGGGTTAAATACCCATAGAATTCGATAAATAATGTCATGATCTTAATTTTTAGAGGTTTTAAAGGTGATGATCGCGCCCAGGGCAATGATAGCAGCAAACGAAGCTGCGATAACTAGTTGTAAAATGTGGTAATTCATAATATTTGTTTTTTCGATATACAAACATAATTATTTTTTACAATATACAATAATTATTCACATTTTATGACATTGTTATGACAATTGCAATTTATATATATAAGGAATGCGCGAATAATTAAAAACAAACAAATAAACAAAAATAAATTGTCAAAAAAATATGACAAAATTAATTTAAATAAACCAGTATCAATTTGTATCTTTATAAGTTTTTTTAACCCAGGATCAAAAAAATAAAAAAAAAAATTATACAGCAAACTGTAGATTTTTGTGAATTTTTTCGTCAATTTTTCGTAGGAAATTTTTTTTCAGAAAAAATTAAAACGGCGTTAGGCAAATAAAATATTTTCCAATATGATCTCTACCTTTTTCAATCGGTATTTTTTTGTAATCCAAATATTTGTATACATAACGACCAAACCATACTTTAGATAATTTACCATCAAATTCTTCCAAGAAACTATCAAATAAATGCTTTAAATATACACGTTTATCTACAGCAAACTCTTGATCCTCTGCCCAGTCCATAAAATCCTTACTTGTAGCTTGTATTAAACGCTTTGCTTCGGCATTTATTGTATTGACTGTTATCAAACCATAGTTCAGGAATTTTTGTACATTATTTATCATATAATTATCAAATAACATCCAATCATTTATCAACCAACCATCAAACAATAATTTACCGTATTCATCCAATGGAGTTTTGTGTTCTCCGAAGTACTGATTAAGCTCTAACTCATGTCTTCTTCTTGCATGGGAATTGCCAGTTCCTGAAATTACATAATTAGTTGTTATACATATTTTAGGTGCTTGGTCAAATCCAATAAATATCTCATCCTTATTCTTTTTATTAACTGTTATACCCTCTGTAATTAAAGGGAATATAGATTCAAAGTTAAAGTTCTTTTTAACATCATCAAACGCTAATATTTGTGTATCCAAGTTAACACGCTGATAAATAAAATCACCTTTATTTGGTTCAAACTGTTTACCATCGATAACAATAACTCTTTTAAAATGCTTTAATGCATTAACAATTAAACTCTTTCCGCTTCCACCATTAGGGTTATCATCTACAGCCTCATCTTGAAATATGATTGCTTTCTGATGTGTTTTATCTTTAAAGCTATGTATAAGGTATCCAATAGTAGATTCCATACCATCTATTCTATCCGGTTGGTTATTGCATATCTTCCTTACAAAATCTTTGAAATCTGTATGGTCATTAGATTCTTTATAATCTCTATCTATAATATGACCTTTCCATATATATCCATCAATATCAATATAGGACAGTAGTTCTATTTTGTTCTTATTTATTTTAACTACGCCATTTTTAAAAGGGATGTATGAAATGTTTTTTGTATCCTTTAATAGTTCTACATTTATACTATCCAACATTGATAAATACGTTTCTGTAAATATTTTTGTGGATTCTGCACAATAGTTCCAAACTTCTAGTTCACCAATTTCTTTTAGATAATCCAGTACAAAATCTTTCATATGTTCAATAGATACAATTTCTAATATATTTGATTGCACTTGAACTATTATACTTGAACCATCGATATAATATTTATAATATCCATGAGATTGCAAAAACATTTGAAATAGAATAGGTATCACTTTTATTTTACCTTTACTGTCTACCCAAAATGGATGTATTTTATTTTCGCCATCTATTTGTTCTACAACCTCTATAGGAACACTATATGTATTACTTACTTGTTCAGGTGATTCTTTAGCCAATGATGTGCGTATAGCAGTTAATTTTATTTCATCTTCAAAATATTTACTATTAGCTTGAGTTCTATTATATCCACTTTTAAACACATTAAATAACTCGGTATCATTAAAGTCATATGTAACATTATTTTTTACATAATTATATGCATAATCAAAGTTTACTCCAAACTCATTACAGTTCTGCGCTAATACTAATAGATTATTATTTCGTGAGCCTTCAACAAAACCAAATTTACTATCCCACCACTTAATTAACCTATCTAATATTTTATCTTCATCCGTAATTGGTATTAATGCTGGACGCTGTTTGATTTCATAATGTAGGTTGTTTTCTATTTTACTAAATATTTCTGCATTCGGGTTATAATATAAATCAGGATCATATGATTCAAAACACGCTCTTGACACATCTTTATTTTTTATATCAAAATAGGGCGATGGATATTTTATGTTAAATGCTTCAAATCTTTTTGTATGCTCTTCAGCCGATGATTCAGGTATTCGTATTACTGCCTTATAGCCATCTCCACTTGGTGAACGAAATGCTAACATTACTGATGGTATAGCAATTATTTCATCCCAAACACATTCAGGGCATTTATCATAATCTACAACCATTAAGCCTGAATGCTTTTTTAATGATTTTGCATTTCTATGCGTAAACTCACCCGAAAATAATATTACTACCGATTGCTTTTTAAGTTCATCTTTTTCTTGTCCTGAAGAGTTTCTAATTTTATTTACTATATCTTTCGACTTACCGTTTTTTATTCTTTCAACCACTTGAGATAATTCAACTGGGAATGCCGTACTGTTATCAAACAGACTCTTAAATATTGTTACTTTCATGTATATTCCACTATATTCCGGTAAATATTCCGGTATTTTTTTTGCTTAACTTATTGATTTATATTTATTTATATTTTATATTCCGGTATTCCGGTAAAAAATCAAAGTTAAAAGAAAAAAAAGAATAAATAATATATAAGAGAGTAAATAAGGGATAAGTGCATAGTGGAATTATAACTTAATTAAATGCTTAACTAACTCTCTTTCAGGCATTTGACCTACTTCAACCCTATCTTTAAATGTGCGTATACCATGTAAAATACTGGCATGATGTACACCAAAATGGTTTGCAATGTCCGTTAAAGTATAATTTTTAACGTCATAAAGTGTCCAGTATACTGCAAATTTAGCTGTAACTACTTTAGCAACTCTTGATTTAGATTTAATTATACCAAATTTAATTCCAGTAATTTTTGATATTTGGTAACATACATAATCCATATCGTTAAAATAAGGAGCTTGTTTCAGCTCCATTATTCTATCTAAATTAGGATCAGTTAAATCAACATTTTGTAATTGATGTCTATCGCGTAATACTTTTTTTAAATATGCAATTTCCAATTGCTGCTTTAATATGTCTTTTTTAAGTTCAATAATTTCTGTATTCATATATTGCTTTCATTGATTTGTTAAACTCACGAACTTCACGTTTTGAGTAATTTTTATTTTCTTCGACATAAGGAGTTGCTTCTTTCATTCCTGACTCCCAATATCCCCACAGTAATTTTTTTAATAATTCAATCATAATCTTTCTTTTAAAATTTTTAACTCTAATTGTAATCTTCTTTTATCGTCTTCTAGGTTAGCAATTTTAAATCGCATACGCCTCTGATAACGATTGAATAATTTTTCTCTTTTGTCCTCTTTAATCCAAAGTTCGCGTACCTTTTCGCGGTACAAATCACGCTGGGCAGTTAAATCACCGATTAAACCTCCAGTAAGCCAGTTATAAATTCGTAACATGATGTTTCAAATATGCAACACATTATACACATAAATGTCACGAAAATGTCAAACTATGATAATAACTTTTCAGCTTCTTCTAAAGAGTAGCATATAGATGCAATGCCACCGGATGTATTTACTTTATCGATAAATATTTTTTGATCAGGTCTGATGCGCCCTCCGGGCTTTTTAACTTCGATTGCGGTAAACACCGCTAATTTATGTCCCACCATATCTTGGGTGACGTTAATCGTTTTCCATCCAATTAAATCTGATGATCCTTTAACCAATCCATAACGCACTTTATTGGTTGCATCAAAACCTACGTTGTTTCTGAATAACCTGGTATCTCCACGAGATAGAGTTAGTATTTGTTTAAGTATTTCAGCCTCTGTCATTTTATAAAATATATTACTATTAAAACACCTATTCCATATCCAATGCTTGATGCTATGGCTTGTTTTATTCTTTCATTCCAATTTTTACTTTCTACCATGTAACCTAAAAATGGCAATCCTAAAAATGGACTAATACCGGCAAAAAATAACATCATACGCAAATCACCTATAGCAACACTTCTAATATAGAAAGTAGAGCATATTTCAATAATTAATGATGATAGTGCTATGATAATATATTTTTTCATGTTTGTCTTGCCTTCCATCTATGCCATGCCCATCCCATTTTATAACCACGCTGCCGGGCAATTTCTTTCCAATCTTCTAATGTTTTGTAACCGTATTCTTCTTGTCTATATTTTTTTTGCAATTTATGTATTTCAGTTAGTTCTCCTTCAACGTGATTAATTTTTCGTGGTTTTTCTTGTTTTTCTTGACCGCATTCAGGACATTCTTTTTTACTAGTTAAATATACTGCAAAACAATTTTTACATTGTATAACTGTTTCTTCTTTATTTATTTGAGCTGCCTTTAATTTATCTTCTGTCAACTCCCATGCTCGATCATCTGTAGGTAATCCAAAACGAAAACAGTTACCAGCCATATCTAAAATAATAGCTTTCTTTTTACCTTCATATGTACGCAATCCTCTACCTACTTGCTGCATATATAATGCTAATGATTTCGTTGGGCGTAAAAGCATAACGCATTCGCACGATGGTACATCAAACCCTTCAGAAATAATGTCTACAGATATTAGTAATTGTATTTCTTTATTTCTAAATTGTTCTACTGCTAAATCTCTTTCTTTTTTATCTAGTTTAGAATGCAGTATCGCAGCTTTATAACCAAGAACTTTAAATAAATGATATATTACTTTAGCATGGTCAATAGATATACAGAATACAATTGTTTGTTTATAGTCTGCATATTTACGATAGTTGCCAACTATTTCACCAGTTATTTTAGCTGTGTTAAATGCATCAAATAATTGTTTTTTATCATAATCACCAGCAATAGTTTTAATCTTTTTAAAATCTCTTTTAGAAGCATATACGACGGCATCTGTTAAATAATTTAAATCGATTAATTCACTTATTGTAGTGCCTTCAACCATATAATCAAATACATTTTTTAACCCTTTACCATCTAAACGGCAAGGGGTTGCGGTTACCCCTAAAACGTTAGCTTTTGGCAGCGCATTGATGATTTTTTGCCAACTACCGGCAACAGCATGGTGTGCCTCGTCGACGATTATGAAATCTACCACAATTTTACTCAATCGATTTACCACCGTTTGCACCGTCCCCACCAAAATACGTTGGGAGTAATCCGCATCCTTACCGCTTACAACTAAACCATGTTCAACATTTAGTCTGTCAGAAATCTGCTGAACAAGCTCTTTTCTATGCGCAAGTATCAATATACGTTTATTTGACATTCGCGCTATTTCAGTAAATATAGCTGTTTTACCACCTCCAGTTGGAAGCACAAATAAAACTCGCTTATTTTCCTTGAACGATTTCCTTAATGTATCTATTGAAGAGTGTTGGTACGGGCGCAGTATCATTTTTTTCTAATCTCCATAAAGTTGTTCTGCTAATGCCTAGTTCTTCAGCTAATTTAGAACGTGTTATTTTGTTCTTCTTGCAAATTTCCGTTATTATTTCTTTCATTTCCAAGTAACTCTATTTGTTTAACATTCATTTTTAATTTTGCTGTATCCTTCCACACATCTGCCGAGCATTCGCCTTCGACTAAAACTTTTTGCCCTTTTAATAGATAATCTGCCACAGCAGTAGATTGATCAGCATTGCGCCAATATGCGCACTCTACCCATTGAGTTAAATCTTTTCTTACTTGAACTGCAACAGAAAAATTGATAACCTTTTTGTCACCAACTTGAGTAATTTGAGCATCTTGCCCTAAATTTCCAGTCATAATTGTCTTATACATAGTTGCAAATATGCAACATATTTATTATAATTGCAACATGGATTATCACAAAGACACAAAATTTATTAGTAAAAGTGGACTAGATTTAATTAATAGAAGTCCACTTCATTATTGGGAAAAGTATTTAAACCCAATGCACGAAGAGAAAAAAACTCATGCTTTAACCTTTGGAAGTGCAGTACATTGCGCAGTATTAGAACCAGGTGAATTTGGTAAGCGTTATTCAATTATTCCGGATATTGATAGACGTACTAAAGATGGTAAAGCACGTTGGGCTGAATTTTTAGAAAGCGTTGGTGATGAGCAAATGATAACTCGTGAAGATAGTAATCATATTGAGAAAATAATGACTAAAGTAAATAGGCATCCACAAGCAGCATTATTAAAATCTAAAATTAGCGAAGTAGAGAAGATTTATACGCATGAAGATATGAAGTGCCGACCTGATGCTATTACTTCATTAGGAATCGTTATAGATTTGAAAACAACCGAAGATGCATCACCAAAGGCATTTGGAAGAAGTGCAACTAAATATCGTTATGATGTTCAAGCAGCGTTCTATAGTGATATATTAAAGGCTAATGGAGTTGATGTTAATGGTTTTGTTTTCATTGCCGTTGAGAAAACTCCTCCATATGCAGTTGCGTGTTATGTAATTGAAGATGCTGATTTAAATATTGGACGCGAAAAGTATTTAGCAGATTTAGAAGTATGGCGTGAGTGCAGAGATAAAAACGAATGGAAAGGTTTTGAAGGTTTAAATAAATTACAAATATGGAACAACAAATAGAAAAAACACCCGAAGAAAACTTTGATTTAATTCAGAGAAAAGCAAAGGCATTGAGTGCCTCAACAATGATTCCAAAGGATTATCAAAATAACATACCAAACACATTGGTAGCATTAGAAATGGCGCATCGTATTGGGGCATCTCCTTTAATGGTAATGCAGAATTTACATATTATTCATGGTAAGCCATCTTGGAGCAGTACATTTATTATTGCTGCTTTAAATGCTTGTGGTAGATTTACTGCATTGAGATTTAAAACAACTAAAGATAGCTGTCAAGCAATAGCAACTGAACACGCAACTGGTGAGTTATTGGAAGGGCCTTTAATAACATTAGAAATGGCTAAAGCTGAAGGTTGGGCAACCAAGCCTGGAAGCAAATGGAAAACTATGCCTGATTTAATGATGCGCTATAGAGCAGCAGCGTTTTTTGGTAGGTTATATGCTCCCGAAATAATGATGGGTATGCATTCAGAATTTGAAAACCAGGATATACAACCTGAAGGTGTTAACCGCGTTCAAGCTCTTTTAATGCCCAACAATCAAAATCATTCAAACGATTCATCCAGCCCCGACCAAAATCCCGAAATGACGGAATAGTTTTTATCCAATCACAACGAAACTTGAAGAGGGCTTTGTAGCAATTTACAGAGCCTTCATTCATTATAGCGGTATTTAATGCTTTTAATGTTAGTTTTCCAACTTTTCCATCTATTGCTAATTCATAACCATAACGCAGATTTAAAAACTTCTGTAATTGGAAACAAGCGTTTACGCCTGAACCCCATGCCCAATCTGCCATAAGCTCTGCAATTATTTGATTATCTATTTGAGATGCACCAACTAAATCCCAATACCACTTATATACCTTTAGCCATTTATCTTTTGGCATTTTATAAAAATCTGCTATTGATTGAGGATTATTTTTATAGATAGACCGCCATGCCATCCATGTAACTCCTACGTTTGTATGATATCCTTTAGGATTTGGATAATCTACGGTATCGGGTACTGGATGTTTACTTGCACTATCTAATTGATGGCATGATAGTCCACCTTCCCATTTTTTTATATAATTAAAATTTACTTCGTTAATATCTGCCATATTATAATGTTTTATACGTTTTTGCTAATACTTTAAGTTCTTCATGGTTATTACGATGATGTCTTATTGGTTGAAGTTCCAACCAACGCCCTCCTATAAATCTTGGGTTATGACCTCTCATATTTGCCCAACCACTATAATTATGTAATCCTTTAGTTTGATCGTAATACTCATCTTTATATGTCGAAGTGCGAATCATAATGACGTCTTTCAAATGTACATTATTTTCAGTAGATATTCTTTCCTCTACAAATGACATCTCGTAATCTTCATGTATATGACCTTGCCAAATCATATCGGCATTACTAACATACGTTGCCATTTTACTAAATGCATTAATACCTTTAGTACCTCCGGATAAGCCATGATGATATTTTATTCTGTAAGATGCAATGCGCCGATTTTCTTTAAATTTAAATACTACCCATCCACCATACCCCCCTAATTGCGTATTAGTACCATTTGCAGCGTTTAAACCTTTAACAAATCTATCTAGTATATCTATTTCATTATTTTTACTTACCGATACTTCATGATTACCTACACCAATCATTTTAATATTGGCAGCGTATGGGCTAAACCATTCAATTGCTTGGTTTACAATTTCATCAAAATAATTATCGCATTTAAATTCAGGTCTTAAATCAGTTTTGCTACCACGATAATCCTTGTTTCCACCCATTAAATCAAATGTATCTCCATTAAATAAAATGGTGCAACCTTGACTAACAGCTTCATCCAAGTGCTTTTTTAAAATGTCACGTCTGCAATATTTAGAATCCCAATGTATGTCAGATAATAGTAGAACTTTTATCGGAACAAACGCTTCAGTAAAAACATGAATATTATTATGCATAAAATAATTACCCAAATAGGGGTTTTGTATACGGTTACAATTTTAGGTTTAATTGTTTTAAACATTGTTACTTTTATTGTATCAGGTTTAACAATTAAGGTTGTTTTAAATGTATCGTAACTTCTAATAATCCTATAATACACTCCACCGGTATCAAAAGTGATGGTGTCTATTTTATTTAACGTATCTGTACGATGTGTATAAAATGAATCAGTAACTAATACTGTATCCAGTTGAATAGTGGTTGCACAATAAGAAGAATCCTTTGCACACGCTTTGTTATAATGATATTCTGCGGAACATCCAACAAATATTAACGTCGCACAAATTGCTTGTAATGGAATATACTTGCCCATGTAAACAATGCAGCGTAACCTACATTAATTATAATTTCAACATTTGGAGGATAACTTGCAACAAGTAAATTGTAAAACCCTCCAAGTGCTGGTAAAATTAATCCTATTCGTAATAGCCATTGCTCAAATAGATGAAGGTTTTCTATTTTTTTGACGTGTCTACCAAAAATAAAAATATAGAATAATGTAGCATTCACGCATATAAGCAATGAAGCTATTTCATTTATTAT